TGTAAGTGGTTCTTTTTCCTTGGTTTTCTTCTATGAGATTCTATTTACAAATATGATATTTCTCTAAATGGTCGAGGAATTGTTTTTGATTTATTATTTTATATTTCATTGGATATTCACATTGCAGGGCTTGTTTTTGGTAAGATATGTGATATACTCATCTTATCGTAAATGGAGACGCTTGTAATGAAAGATTTAGAGTATACAACGCTTACACCATCAGAATGTGGAAATTATTGGGAAACACCTGATGGTAAGAGACACCGACCACTAACTCCAAAACACAAAAAGTTTTGTAGACTATATGTTCAAGGATTATCTGCTGCAAAAGCTGCACGGCAAGCAGGGTTCACAACCAAAATGATTTCCTCGAAAGTCCAAGGGTCTGCAATGATTCGCAAAAATCCTCTTGTTGTAAATCATATAATCGAATTAATGACGAAAGAACGAGATCGTGGAAATGTTACCATGAGTTCACATCTTACAGAACTTTCCCAACTTCGTGACCAAGCAGTGGATTCTGGGCAGTTACCTGCAGCAATTTCGGCTGAGGTCTCTCGAGGTCGTGCGGCAGGTTTATATATTGATAAAAAAGAAATTACTGTATCAAAGATGGAAACATTGAGTAACGAGGAGCTATATACAAGGTTACAGGACATCATAGGAAAAAGCAACATAAAAGTGATAGAAAATGAAGAAAGAAAAAGACACGTACCAGTCATTGAAGAGAAATCTTCCAAAGGTTCACTGGCAAAGAATTGAAAGTGGAGCAACCTCGAGAGGTGTTCCTGACATTAATGCCTGTTATGCAGGTAAAGAGTTTTGGGTAGAACTCAAAATTTTGCATGGTGACCGTGTTTCACTGACTCCGCAACAAGTCGCATGGCACACGCGTCGTTCAAAACAGGGTGGCATCACATGGATCATGGTACACGATTCAAAAACCAATACAATCAATCTAATATCAGGCAGTCAATCAGTCACTCTAGCAAAGCATGGTCTTTCATCATGTATGGTTATTCAACATACAAGACCTATTGACTGGGAAGCACTGTTATTGAATCTCTGTCTGACTGACAAGTTGATTGATTGACTCTCTGATTGACTCAGATATAGTTCGCAGTTAGTGAAAACTTTGTTTATTTTGTTTTAGTGTAGGGCTTTACTATAATAAGATAATGGTATATGCTATATGTATAACTTAACTTAAATTGTCATAAAGGAGATAAAATCATGGCAAATAGAAAGAAGAAAGAAACCAAAAAAGTCACAGCATCAAAAATGGCGAAAGCTATTCTTGATGGTCCAGCAGTTGTTCTTGATGAAAAGGCAGTTGCTGAAATTGTAAAGATCAGTCCAGCTGGAAACTCTGGCATTCCTGCACCAGCAAAGCATGGGTTTAATGGTCGCATGGTAAAGTTGCTTACCAAAGATCTTCCAAATAATCAGAAGATCCCACCACAGGCGATGATTATTCTTGACACCATCGAAGCTCTTGGTGGCGATAAGAGCCCAGTATCGCAAGGCGAGATCGTTGACAATCTTGTCGCTAACGGACTGAAAACAGTTCAAACACCAAAGCGTATCTATGATTTCTATCGTAAAGATTTGATCGAGCGTAAACTTATTGATTTCGCTTAATCTATCAGGAAAAGGTGACTTCGGTCACCTTTTTCAAAACCCACAGGTTTGACTGACTGACTCTTCATCATCCTATTCATCACCCATTCAAAACCATGACCCACACACGCATGAATCATTAGACTATGACTATGACTGATTGATTGAGTCACTCGCTGATTGATTGATTGATTGACTCTATTTAAAATTCTTGGTTAGGAAAAATCTTACTAAAGTAAAACTAGTTAGAAAAATAATAATCAAGAAATGTAAATTAATACTTTACTATAGTATAAAAATGCTTATCTTAATAGTTATAGGGGCTACCCCTATATAACTTAACTAAGGAGGTCATTATGACTAATAATAAAACTAAATCACTACCTACCCCTACTAATAACGGGGCTACTGAAACCCCTACTAGTAAGGGTACTAAATCATTAATAGGTCAACCAGGTATACCTAGACCTACTAAACAAGGGGCTAATAATACTACTATAGCTTTAAGCCCTGAAGTATTAGAGGGGGCTAGTAAAGGCGTACTAGTTCAACTAGGTAAAAAGCCTTTACCTGCCCAAGCCCAAGCTATACTATTTGAGCTACAAGGGTTAGGGGGTAAGGCTACTCAGTTAGAGCTACTTAAGGCGTTAGACGCCCCTACTAGTAGCCTTACTACTACTCAAACTAGCCAACGTATACTTACGTTTTACCGTAAGGGTTTATTATTAGATGGCTATATAAAGCTATCATAAGCCTTAAAGGGGGCTAGTAAATAGCCCCCTACTAAAATAGGGCTAGAAGGGTTACCCCCCTTCTAGCCCCCTTATATCAAGGGGTAACCCCCCTAAATAAAATTTACCACCTTTTAAGCTAAGACTTTAGCTTAACTGTCTCAGCCGATATAAGACGATTTTTACAAAAAAGGAGGTAGGAACCTTCTTTTACCATTTTCATTTTATAAAAAATGGTGTAAAGGTAATATTGAAGGAGAAACTATTGCGTACATTTAGTGGAAATTTTACAAATAAAGACCTAAGAGATGACCCTACTGTGAGCACACAGCAACAGTCTATGCGAAAACAACAGGCTCAACAACAAGTAGCTAATTTACAAAAACAATTCCAAGAAACTGGTCAAAGACCAGATATGGCTCAATTAAATCAACTTGAACAATTAGGTGCTAATACTTTTGGAACAGGGATGCGTGGTCGTTTTGACTATGCTGGTTCTGGTCAGCAACCTATTTCTCGTTCACAGGTCGGTCAATTTAGAAACACGTTTAATGATCCATCGTTACAAGTTTTTGATCGCAAAACAGGAATGAATCCTATTGGTTTAGGAATTGGTGATTATGCTAATTATTATCAAGGTAGAGAAGACCGTTTAGCAAAAACCCCTCTTGGTGGTATTATGAATACGATTTCTGATTTTGGCGATAAGGCTATGCAATATAGTCCATTAAATTATATTGTTCCTCAAAGTTTTCGTACAACACCCCCTAATAGACAAATACCTTCAGCTTTACAAGAAGAACTTGCAGGAACTAAGTTACCTCCTAATGTTTCATTTACCCCTCCTTCTGGTTTAGCTTCAATAAAAATTCCAAGTTTAGCTGATCTACTTTCGAATTTAGATTTCGGAGCACAAAAAAATAAAATGATTACAGCTAAAGGTATGAGCGAAGGTGGTTATGGTGGGGAGGATAGGAAGCCAAAAAACTTAGGAATTAAAACGAGTTTATCGCCTGCAGGCGATAAATTTGATATTACAGCGTTATTAGGTAAATCGTCAGATAATTTATCAAAACTAGGTGCAGAGCTTGTTAATCAAGGACTTATAACTTTTACGCCACTATATATGCAACGAACAAATGAATATCCTGGAGACGATCGTTATTCTAGTTTAAGTGGAACTCGAGGATTTTTTTCACCTAAACTTGGTAATGAATATGATGACCTTCTAGAAAAATTTTCTGTTGGTACGTTTTCGAAAATGTCAGAGGAAGATCGTGGAAAACCTGCTGCTTTCGCATTTATGGATCAAGCAAAAGATTATAATTTTGTCGTAGCTGAAGAAACGGAAGATGGGGAACTTCCTGAAGGAGCAATAAGTGCAAAAACAGCTTCAGAATTATTTGGCAGAGAGTATACAAAACCAATAATAGCTGCAGACACAACAACAGATCACACATATAACACCATAAACCACGAACTTAGACATGCAGCGATAGATTATTTAGACAAAAAATATCCTGGATTGTTTCCAGAATTTGTTTCAGACTATTACGACAACTTAGAAGCAGGAAAAGCGACTGGTATAGACGAACTCATTGGAAAAGCTGGATATGATGAAGAAGCTCAAATGCATTATCATGATAGACAAACATTTAATAGAAGACTTGGCTACCCAATAGAGTCACTATCTGATCAAAAATATACTAAATTTTTTAAAAAATCCGACGATTATCAAAAAACATTTGAGACACTTAATTCTTTAGCTGATCAAGAAATATTAAATTTAACAAAACCCTCGAAGCCATCTTCTTTTGAAGATGATTATGAAATGAGAGATGATTCTAAATATAGAGGGTTAGGTGGCACAATACTAAAATCACTTTTTCCTAATATGATAGAATGAATCTGAATGAACTACAAAAATATGTAGATGCTGTTGATCCAACGACATTGAACCGTGAATCGTTGCTTGAGTTAAATCTTTTAGCTGACGAATTAAAAAAGCGAAAAAACCAAGAAGAATGTCAAAAAGATTTTTTAACTTTTGTTAAATATGTTTGGTCTTCATTTATTGAAGGTCGACATCATAAAATTATATCAGAAAAATTTAATAAAATAGCAAGTGGTGAATTAAAACGAGTTATTATAAATATGCCACCACGACATACGAAATCTGAATTTGCAAGCTATCTTCTTCCTGCGTGGATCTTGGGTCTTAAACCTGATTTAAAAATAATTCAGGCAACACATACTGGCGAACTTGCTGTACGTTTTGGTAGAAAAGTCCGTGATTTAGTTGCAACCGAAGAATATAAACAAGTTTTTTCAGATGTTGAATTACGTGCTGACTCAAAAGCAGCAGGAAGATGGGAAACAACAAAAGCAGGTGAATATTTTGCTGCAGGTGTAGGAGGAGCGATCACTGGTCGTGGTGCTGATTTATTAATAATTGATGACCCACACTCGGAACAAGACGCACTTTCTGAAACAGCAATGGATTTAGCTTACGAATGGTATACTTCTGGTCCAAGACAGCGTCTTCAACCAAACGGCACAATCATTGTTGTTATGACTAGATGGTCAAAAAAAGACCTAACAGGGCAATTATTGAAATCACAAATGATGGATTTAAAGGCAGATCAGTGGGATTTGATAGAATTTCCTGCAATTTTACCATCAAATGAGCCAGTTTGGTCACAATTTTGGAAAATAGAAGAATTAGAAAAGATTCGTGCTTCTTTACCTCACGGAAAATGGTCGGCTCAGTGGATGCAACAGCCAACAGGAGGTGAAGGAACCATAATTAAGAAGGAATGGATAAAAATTTGGGAAAAAGCAACCCCTCCACCAGTCGAATATATCATACAATCATATGATACAGCGTTTTTAAAGACTGAAAAAGCTGATTTTTCTGCAATTACGACTTGGGGAGTGTTTTATAACGAAGAAAATGGCGAAACGAACATAATTTTGCTTGATTCTTTAAAAGATCGGTACAATTTTCCTGAATTAAAGCGAGTTGCGTACGAAAATTATATACATTGGGAGCCTGATTGTGTTATTATCGAATCAAAAGCGTCAGGATTACCGTTAACACAGGAATTAAGAGCGATGGGTATACCAGTACAAAATTATTCGCCAAATAGAGGTAGCGATAAGATAGCAAGAGTCAATGCTGCTGCACCAATGTTTGAATCTGGTATTGTATGGGTTCCTGAAACAAGGTATGCTGAACAATTAGTAGATGAAATTACTGAATTTCCGTATGGTGATCACGATGATTTAGTAGATTCTACAACGCAAGCCCTTTTACGTTTTCGTCAAGGAGGATTTATACGTCATCCTTCAGACTATGAAGACGAAGATTGGGATTCACCTACACGTCAATACGTTTACTATTAGAGGTAATTATGGCAGTTGAAAAAACAATTACAAATGTTCCGTTTCCTACCAATCCTGATGAAATAGAACTAATTATAGACGATAAACCTGAAGATATGGGTGATACAACCGTAATGTTAGAAGACGGTGGTGCAATAATCAATTACCAAGAATCTTCACAGCTTGGTGGTGAGTTTGATTCTAATCTAGCTGAAGAACTACCTGACGAATATTTAAGAGAACTAGCTTCAGAACTTACAGCTTCATATCAAGAAGATTTAGCAAGTCGTCAAGATTGGTACGATACTTATACAGAGGGTTTAGATCTTTTAGGAGTAAGAACTGATGATCGTGAAGAACCATTTCGTGGAGCATCTGGTGTATATCATCCTCTTTTAGCTGAAAGTGCAACACAGTTTCAAAGTCAAGCATATAAAGAAATGTTACCTCCTGCTGGTCCAGTGAATTGTAGAATACTTGGCGAATCTACAAAAGAAGTCGAGGAACAGGCAAAAAGAGTAAAAGATTATATGAATTATCTAATTTTAGATGTTATGGAAGAGTTCGATTCTGAACTTGACCAAATGTTATACTATCTACCTCTTTCTGGTTCTACGTTTAAAAAAACATATTACGACCAAAATTTAAATCGACCTGTTAGTATATTTGTTCCTGCTGATGATTTAATTGTTTCTTATACTGAATCAAATTTACAAACTTGTCCAAGGTTTACGCATATTGTAAATATGGTGCGTAATGATTTAAGAAAACTACAAGTTTCTGGGTTCTATAGAGATATTGATTTCGATAATAAATCATCAGATAATTATCAAGGTGACCAACCTGCACAAGAACTAACAGGATTTAGACCTACAGTCGATAATTATGATAATATAAAATTATTAGAAATGCACGTTGATCTTGATTTAGAAGGTTATGAAGATAAGGGTGAGAACGGTGAACCAACAGGGATAGCTCTACCTTATATTGTTACATTACATGAAGATTCTTTAGAAGTTTTAGCTATACGCAGAAACTACATGGAAAATGATGTAAATAAAACTAAACGTAAGCATTTTACACATTATAAGTTCAGTCCTGGATTGGGTTTTTATGGTTTTGGGTTAATCCATATGATAGGTGGGTTAACTAAATCAGCGACCTCGATCCTTCGACAGTTGATTGATGCAGGTACTTTAGCCAACTTACCAGCAGGATTTAAGGCAAGAGGATTACGTGTACGAGATGAAGATTTGCCTTTACAGCCAGGAGAATTCAGAGATGTAGATGCTCCAGGATCGTCTATACGAGAAGCAATTATGCCTTTACCGTATAAAGAACCATCACCTACACTAGCAAATTTATTAGGTGTTTTGATTGATAGTGGTCGTAGGTTTGCAGCAGTAGCTGATAATAAAATAGCTGATACAAGTCAGGCTATGCCAGTTGGTACAACAGTTGCCTTACTTGAACAAGGAACAAAAATTCTTTCAGCTATACATAAACGGTTACACTATGCTCAACGTCAAGAGTTACGCATACTTGCTGAAATTATTCGTGAATCGATGCCAAAAGAATATCCGTATCGCACTGCTGGGTACGAGTCAACTGTTTTAGCAGATGATTTTAATGAACGTATTGATGTTGTTCCTGTTAGTGATCCGAATATGTTTAGTATGAGTCAACGTATTACAATGGCACAAACTCAACTACAGCTTGCCCAAGGAGCACCACAATTACATGATTTAGGTGAAGCCTATCGTAGAATGTATTCAGCGTTAGGTGTAGAAAACGTAGATGATATATTACCACCAAAAGTAGAAATGGTTCCGACTGACCCTGCGAGTGAAAACGCTAACGCATTGATGAGTAAACCTTTAAGAGCTTTTCAAGGTCAAAACCATGATGCTCATGTTGCAACGCATTCTGCATTTATACAAGACCCTAATATTCAACGTAACGCTCAAGTTGTTCAATTACTTACAGCACATATGCAAGAACATTTATCGTTAAAGTATAGACAACAAGTAGAACAAATTATTGGTCAACCACTACCACCAGAAGGACAGAGCGTACCTCCAGAGGTAGAAAATATGTTGTCTCAAGCAACAGCACAGGCAACAGCACAGATAAGTGAAATGGCAAAACAAATGGCTCAACAAGGACAATTCGATCCAATCGTACAACTAAAACAGCAAGAACTTCAGATCGAAGCTCAAGATATTCAACGTAAAGCAGCACAAGATCAAATGAAAGTTGATTTAGAAAAACAAAAACTAGCTCAACAAGCACAGCTTAAACGTGAAGAACTACAGCAAGAAGAAGAACTTACTAAAGAAAAGATACGTTCTGATGAAGATTTAGCTGTATTAAAAAGCAGAACAACAAGGAGGAACACTTAAATGGATAGAACTGAACAGGAATTAAGAGAAGAGTATTTTGATGGACCAGAGTCTGACTATAAGAGTTTTGCTCAATTTTTACTTGATAAAGGTTTTCCTGACTTAGCTAATAAAGAAAGAGAGAACATACCTAAGATAAAAGATGGTGGGTATGTAAAAGAAAAAGCAAAAAATAAATCAAGAGGAGCAAGAAAAGCAACTCGTGGTACAAAATTCAGAGGTGTACGTTAGTGGACGGCATACGTTTAACTGAACATTTTTTAAAAAAGATACGAACCAGACAAGCAGAAATTAGTGAAACGCTAATGTCTGGGGGTATAAGCTCGTTAGAGCAATATCAAAACCTCATGGGTCAAGTTTCTGCTCTTGGCTTTATGGAACAGGAGCTAACAGCCCTGCTAAACAGAACGGAGAATGACGATGACTAAACGTCTATATGTGCCAGACCATGTTTTGGCTAAACGACGCAATGAGAAAGTAAAGAAAGAACTATCGCCTGATAATTTATCAGCGTTAGAACAATTACCTAGACCAACTGGTTGGAGAGTTCTTGTTCTTCCTTATACAATGCCTAGTAAAACCAAAGGTGGTATTATTATGGCAGATGAAACTTTAGAAAAAAATCGTTTAGCTACAAATGTAGGTTATGTTGTAAGTGTTGGACCAGACGCTTATAAAGATGAAGAAAAATTTCCAAATGGTGCTTGGTGTAAAAAAGGAGACTGGGTAATGTTTGGGAGATATGCTGGTTCTCGATTTAAAATTACAGATGGAGAGCTACGAATTTTAAATGATGATGAGGTTATCGCAGTACTAGATGACCCTAAAGCAATTTCAGTATAAGGAAAAATAAATGGCAAAAGCACAAGAAAAAAATGAAGATCAGTTAGAACTTGATATTCAGATTGAAGAAGATAAACCTGAAAAAGAAGAAGTAAAAGAGGTTGCTACTGAACGAACGCAAACTCAAGAAACTTCTGAAGAGCAAACTTCTGAAGAGCAAGAAGCAAAAGAAGATGAGCATGAAGAATACTCTATTGGTGTTAAAAAACGTATTGATAAACTTACTTATAAAATGCGTGAAGCCGAGCGAAGAGAACAAGAAGCTATCAATTTTGCGAAAAAAGTAAAAGAAGAAAACGAGGTTTTAAAGAAAAAAGATGAAGAAAAAAGTAAAAATCTCTTTTCAGAATATGAAAACCGTGTTACATTGCAATTGAAAGATGCTAAAGACGCATTAAAAAAGGCATATGAGAGTGGTGACTCTGACGGTCTAGCCGATGCTCAAGCCTTAGTTGCTCGTTTAGCTGTCGAAGAAGAAAATATTAAAAGAGAAGTTAAAAAAAGAGAAAAACCAAGTGATGAAAAAGAGGAAGCAAAGACTGAACAACCAGCTAAAATGCCACCTCCTCCACCTGCACCAGATCCAAAAGCTGCAGAATGGGCAAGTAAAAACTCTTGGTTTGGAACAGATGAGCCAATGACATTTACAGCTTTTTCAATACATCGTAAAATGGTAGAAGAAGAAGGGTTTAACCCAGTGTCAGACGAATATTATGAAGAGGTCGATAAAAGAATGAGAGATGCTTTTCCTCATAAATTTGAAGATACTCAACCGAATACAGGTGCGACTAAAAAAGCAAGTCAAACAGTTGCTCCTGCAACTAGAGCAGTCAAATCAGGGCGAAAGACTGTGAAATTAAATCAACGTCAGGTGGATATGGCTAGGCGATTAGGTGTTCCACTTGAAGAATATGCAAAACACGTTAATATGGAGAATGCGTAATGCCTACTATTGATAGAAACCCTCGCTCTGCGACAACTCGTTCAACAAGTGAACGTAAAAAACCTTGGAGACCATCATCCTCACTTGAAGCTCCAAAGCCGAAAGACGGATATAAGCATCGCTGGATTAGAACTGAAGTTCGTGGATATGAAGATAAAACAAATGTTTTAAGTCGTATTCGTGAAGGTTATGAACCAGTAAGAGCTGATGAACATCCTGAATTCGAAGCTCCAACAATTGAAGATGGCAAACACGCTGGAGTAATTGGTGTGGGAGGATTGATGCTAGCAAAAGTTCCTGATGAAATTCATGAGTCAAGAAGTGAATACTTTAAAAATCGTACCAAAGATGCAATGGACGCTGTGGACAATGATTTAATGAAGGAAGAACACCCATCCATGCCTATTAGTAAAAGTAGGCAATCAACAGTATCGTTTGGGAGTGGCTCAAAAGGTGACTCTTAAATTTTTATTAATTTTTATTTCTTTAAGGAGAATTAACTATGGCAAATGCTAATGGAGCTTTCGGTTTAAAACCGATCTCAAAACTTGGTGGAAATGTCAATAGCACTGGTAATTCTGGATACACAATGTACGAAATAAAAAGCGATAATTCTAACGTAATATATCAAGGTTCTCCAGTCATTCCTTTAGCGACTGGGTTTATTGATATTGTTGGTGCTGCTGCAGGTGGCACTGTTGGATTACTTGGAGCTTTTGGTGGATGTGAATTTGTGTCTTCAACTACTGGTAAATTGACTTTTTCTAATCACTATCCAGGATCTGGAGTAGATTCTAATCACCCTGTGAAAGCAAGGGTATTTGATGATCCAATGCAATTATACGCTATTGCATCAGATGCATCATTAACAAGTGAAGCGACACTTCGTGGTCATGTTTTTGCGAATGCTAACTTTTCTTCAGGCACAAGTGGGTCTACTGTAACAGGTAAATCTTCTGCTGCTTTAGCAGTTAGCACAGTAAATACAACTAATACTTTAAATTTGAGAATTATGGGTTGGCTAGATGAACCTGAAAACTCAGATTTTACTGCTGCAGGCATTCCTGTGATTGTTCGCTTAAATAACCATTTCAATTCACCTAACGGTGCGATTGCTGGTGGTACAGTTTCAACTACTGGCGTATAAGGAGATATTGATATGGCAATAAGTAGAGCACAATTAGCGAAAGAACTCGAGCCAGGATTGAATGCACTTTTTGGCTTAGAGTATGGTCGATACGAGAATGAACACGCTGAAATTTTCGATACAGAAACTTCAGATCGAGCTTTCGAAGAAGAAGTCATGTTGACAGGTTTTGGCAACGCTCCGACCAAATCAGAAGGAACAGCCGTTACGTTTGATGACGCTAACGAGTCATTTACTTCTCGATATAACCACGAAACCATTGCTTTAGCTTTCGCAATTACTGAGGAAGCTGTTGAAGATAATCTATATGATAGAATATCTGCAAGATATACAAAAGCGTTGGCTCGTTCAATGGCAAACACTAAACAGGTGAAAGCTGCAAATGTTTTAAATAATGCGTTTGATAGCACTGTAACAGGTGGAGACGGTAAGGAGCTTTGTGCTACTGACCATCCTCTTTCTACTGGTGGTACTTTTGCTAATGAACCTTCAACTGATGCAGATTTAAATGAGACTTCTTTAGAAGACGCATTAATTTCTATCAGTGGTTTCGTTGATGAGAGAGGTATGAAAATTGCACTCAGAGGTATGAAGTTAATTATTCCATCAGCACTACAGTTTGTAGCTGAAAGACTAATGGCTTCAACATTGCGTGTTGGAACTGCAGATAACGATGTCAATGCTATAAGAAGCACTGGTATGTTACCTCAAGGTTACGTTATCAACCATTTCTTAACTGATACCGATGCATTTTTTATTAAAACTGATGCTCCAAATGGTTTTAAACATTTTGAGAGAGCAGCAATAAAAACTGCAATGGAAGGTGATTTCGATACTGGAAACGTAAGGTATAAAGCTCGTGAGCGTTATAGCTTTGGTTTCAGTGACCCAAGATGTGTTTTTGCATCAAAGGGTGCTTAACTAATTTAGAGAGCGATGAAAGTCGCTCTCTTTTAACCTGACAGCGTAAGCTGACATAGCCGAGACAGGGAGTTTTATATGGCTAATACAACTTTTAAGGGAACTTTACGTTCTGAGGGTGGCTATTCGTCAATAGCTACTGCAGCAAGCACAGGTGCAGAAACAACACAGATGTCTATTTCATCTGCTGGTTTTGCTTCACTTGATGCAAATACTTTAGCAACAGAAGCTGGAACTGGTATCACTGGTGGTACTGGAACTATTTACAGAAGTTCTGTAATTAGAGAAGGTGGGATTATAAAAACAAGCATTTTAATTGATTTAACAGGGTTAAGATCAACAGCATCTGGTGATATCATTGGTGTTAATGGCACATCTAATGTTTGTCATATTGGGCAAATTACTGCTGCAAGAAATGGCACAATCTTAGCAGGTCGTATGACTTGTTTTGAAGCACCTGCTGGTGGTGATCCTGATATTAACGTACACTCTGCTACAGAGGGCACAGGTGTTGAAGACGGAGCTATTTCTGATTTAACTGAAACTTTACTTGTAAACGCAGGTGATGCTTCAGTGGGAAGTGTTGTGATTTTTACAGCTGTTCCTGCAGCAGATGAGTTTCTATATTTAACATTAGGTGCGACCACTGATGCTGATTATACAGCAGGAAAACTATTAATAGAATTGTTTGGTTACGAAGCATAACTTAGGAGGTATAAATGGCTGATGCAGTAGCAAGTCAAACCATACAAGATGGTGCTAAACACGCAGTTCTAAAAT